CTCCCGCCCTGCCAGCTCGGCTTTGACATCCTGCGCGGCCAGCCAGATAAGTTGGCGCAGGCGATCGACTGTTTTCTTTGCAATGCGCACGCCGGCCAGCTTTTCGTTGAATTGCCCCCATGCCCACCGGGTGATCGTCTCCTGGTGTTCCCAGCGGATATTATCGCTGTAGTTCCACAGCAGCCACGCTTTCTGGTGGTCTTCCAGCGACAGCAGAGCCCGTCGCCAACTTGCCGTCGAATATTCAACGGGCAGAACGAGAGCGATTGATGAACCCTTAGCGCGGGACTGGCTGCCGCTCATCGGCGGCCCATCCGGGTTAACCATTTTTTGCTTTACTTCGCTATAAACCTTCTTCCTTCCCCGGCTGCGCGCCGTAGCGGTGAATTGCGCGTTTTCTGCAAAGGCTACCAGTTGCCCTTTCGTCGCACCGCTCAGATCGGCGGTGGCCACTATCAGCTGCTGGCGAACATACTGGAGGTATTGGGTATTAATCATGCTGTCTCTCCCAGGGTCTGATAGATGCGGACAAAGTTTCTCAGTATGCGGTAGTCAACCAGTACGGTGCCGCGGTGCCGGCAGAGGCGAAGTTTTTGCCAGCGTTCGCGGATGCGTTCGATAACGTCACGGCTCATGCGGCCTCCTGATGGCGGGCGCGGCGCTTCTCCAGTGCGCGGGCTCTGCGGGTGAATATGGATTTGATACGCTGCAGGTATGGAATATCGAACCGGCGCAGCTCGTTATCAGCCTCAAGGCGCTCAACGCGATCCAGGCCAATGCGTTCAATCAGGTGAATGCGGTATTCAACGGCGTTGCCGCTCAACTGCCGATTGCAGCGGGTGCATGCGGAATGGACATTGAACACGTTGAATTTCAGGTGCGACGCCGCGCCACGGGAACGGTAATGACTGGCATCAATAGCGCTGCCGGTCAGGTAGTTGCTCTTGCCGATAAGCGGGTTTCCGCAGCTGACGCAGGGCTTACCTTCATCACGAATGCGAATGTACCGGTTAAAGGCTGACTGAGCCTCTTTATCCCATTGAGCCTTTGTCTTGAATGACTCACGCTTAGCTCGGCGACGTTGGCGCCCCTCCTTCTCGAATTCGCGCTGGCGCTTCACCGCTCTGGCCTTCGCTGCTTCCCGGGCTTTTGCTGTCTGTTTTTTGCCGATCTCGCTGGCGCATTCAAAACTGCATACCACCTGCCCTTCCCGGGCAGGATGGAACCATTCGCGGCAGTGGGCGCATTTACGACGTGCTGGTTTACGCATGATCACCACCCTGGATCTGCACCAAGGTCAGACGGCCGCAGAATACAGCCCCGGTATCGATATACATCTGATTGGCGTACTGGATTGGCTGATGTGCCGGGGTGTGCCCAAAAATAAACAGGTCGGCACCGGATATTTCATTCACTATCCCATCCTGAGCCGCGCTCACTCTCTCACGATTCCAGATCACCTGTTCTGCATCGACGGGCTTGTCATACGCATATTCGTTATGAGGGTAATCAGCATGGCAGACCACCACCCTCTTACCCTCGGTCATTACCTCGATGATGAGTGGCAAACCTGCAACTAAATGGGCCAACGCGATAGCCAGGCGTTCTTTGTCGTAGTCAAGGTTAAAGAACCATCCGCCACCGTTAGCGAGCCAGTGATACACGTTTCCGGAAGAGGATAGTCCGTCGAGCATCATCTGCTCATGGTTCCCTCTTACAGCCATAAACCAGGGCATTGCGATTAGCTCAAGGCATTCGACGTTTTCCGCACCGCGATCGATAAGGTCACCTACCGAGATCAGTAGGTCACACAATGGGTCAAAACTGACCCTTTCCAGCTCGTTCATCAGCAGCGTATGGCAACCATGCAGATCGCCAACAACCCAGATGTTGCGCCAGATAGCTCCATTAATGCTTCGGTAAAGGCTCATGCGATTTTCCTTCTGGCAGCGCGGCGCAACCAGCGGACATCTGCCAGGTGAGCCGTATAGTGAAAGGTGGGGATATCGGAAGGCTTTACTTCTACCTTGCGCTTGCGGCGCGCTGGCACGCGGAAAATACCGCGCTCCATGACCTTAGCGAGCAGACTGTGCATGCGAAGCCCTCCATTCCTGGGCCCACGCAATCCGACTGCTGGACTTCTCGCTAAACTTCACATTGTGCTCGGTGCCGAACCAGTAGATCGCCTCGATTACCTCGACCATGTAGCGCTTGCTGGATTGAGAGGTGCGAACGCCGAAGTAGACGAGGCCGCCGTTGATGCCAGGGGCGGATTTCTGCTTACGCTCCGGGTTTTGCATCTGGCTGACCAGTACGGTAATGAGGTCTTTCCACTCCGCTGGCTCCAGCTTTTCACCGTGCCAGATCACCTGATCGCTCAGGTCTTTCAAAAGTGGCCACATGAGACGATTCTGTTTGTCGGTGCGGCTTTCTTCGCGCGCCTCGATAATCAGCGGCGATCGGTGGTCTACAGGCAGAGACTGGATGAAGTTGACGACGTTACGCTTAACGTGGTCGTTGATAAGGCAGAATTGTTGCTTCACGCTTCACCTCCGCAGAGGTCAAACGCTGAATACAGAAAATCGCCGGTGGCTTTCGCCATCGGTGATAGGAATTGCTGTACGGTTTTGTGCGCCATGTGTCCCCACTTGGCGCCAGATAATCGTGTCAGTTGCTCAGGCTGACAAATTAATTATCGCCCTTCCCGGGGATAAAAGCAAAATGAGCATATACGAGAAAATCGCTATTTCTTGGCGTTCTGCTCTGCCATTTCCAGATAGCGCGGATCGGATGCGCGGGGTAACTTGATGCTCTTCTCCCGGTCGTTCCAGTGCATGTTTGGCGGTGGCAGTTGTTCCCTTTCTGACCATCGCCCTTTTACAGCAGGACGCCATTGCGATGACTTTATGCTGTAAAATCTGTGACACCCAGCCAAGGGCGGCACTTTCCATCATCCCTGTTTCTCCAGGCTCGTCCGAGCATTTTTTTGCTCGTTTGGACTATTCCTAACAACTACAGTTGGTTATTATTGGTTAACAACAATTACCAATCTGGTTACACATAATGAGCGAATCGTTGAAGGATGTTGTTTCATCAGTTAAAGATGCAATAATTACACCAGTCCAAGAGGCTTTTGTATATAGGGCAAAAAATCCATTTTTTGGAAGTTTGATTATATCCTGGGTTTACTGGAACTGGAATAAAATTGCTTACATGCTACTTTCGGATGATGATGTTTTAAAGAAAATAGAATTTATAAAAAAATCAATCCCTGACAATACCCTTATACCATTTACGTCTTTTAGCATACCCCACACACATAGCTTATGGTTTCCTTTATTTTTCTCAATATTTTTCACCCTTAGCTACCCTGTTTTCTCTTGGGTTCTTACACTAATTCATAAGGGTATTTCTTTCCGCATTGAGAAAGTAGATTCTGAAAAGGAGGTTAAGAGACTCCAGCTTCAGGGTGCTATAATTACAGAGTTTGAAAAAAATGAGGGGCTCAGAGCAGTTGAAAGATCGAAAACAGAGGAGACAAAATTCTCAACAGCAGAAAGAGCAGCAGAGTCAAAATATAACATTAAAGAATTGCAAACCCAGCATGCCACGCTAAAAACTGAAGTCGCTCAACTTGAAAAGCAGAAGCAAAGTATGGAAACGATTTTAAGCGAGCAAGAAAAGAGAAGAAAAGGAGTTGTTGAAGAAATAACCTTACTCCAAGAAAAAGTCGCACCAGAAAGGGAAAGCGTCCAGAGAATTGAGCGAATAATAAATAGAAATATAGAATTAGAAAACCTTTTAACCACAAAGGAATCTCTGATTAATAGCAAACTTGATGAAACAAATCAAAAATATGCATTTTACTTCAGCAACATGGTAATGCTTGATATGTATAAAGTTGAGTGCGAAAATTACAGAAAAATATTTAAGGAATTAGAAGAAAAAACCACTCAGATTTTTAGTTATGTTGAATCTGATGACCCTACCAGAGGTAGGAGCAATGAAGGGTATTTCATGTTAAAAAGCGATATAAAGGAACTAGTAAGCAAAGGGCTAGATCACGAGCAGAAATTTAGAAATTCTCACTAAAAGTAAGGGGCGTAAACAGTTATGACGCGCCCCTGCTGCAGCCCCGTCGTGTTGAACTGTTTCTTCATCATCGGGTAAGCATAGGTCAGCACATAAGCATCAGCGTTGTTCGGCGACCGACCCAACGTCTCTTTGATCTCTTCTTTATCCTAAAGAATTTTCCGGCTGTCCATCAGGCGCACCTTGTACTCCGGTGCGCTCAGCTGTTCAAAGCCAGGCCTGTCCAAATTTTGTTTCTGGCCTGGCCAGTGATGACATGATTACGCCACGATATGCACCCATTCGAATTGTCTGTTTCTTTGGCAAGCGCTTCATCAGTGACTGACGACGGCGTTCAAACTCAGCTTCTGAATAAACTCGCTTAACAATCTGCACAGGTTTACAGCCGATTTGCAGGAGGATATTACGAGCGAAGTCGACAGTTAAATCATGCTCGTTGTCAGTATCCGCCATCACGTTCCGCACCCGTTCGCCGAGCAGGTGATGAGCTCGTTAATTGTTGAGATGTTCATTTCCTTACTCCCGCCAGGCACTGGTTAAACAGGTTGGTCATTGGGTTTACGCCTCCAGGACGCTGGCGATACTGAACAGATGGATCGCTTTCGGTTACGGCTGTCGTGTCGATCAGGGTGTAGCGATAGCTCCTGCACTCTCCCTCACGCTTAACCTGGCCGTCACGGTGCATCTGCCACAGGGAGGAATTGACCACTGAAGAGTCAAGCCCGGTACCGCGGCGGATATCCTGAAAGCTGCAGCCAGGGTGCTGGCCGATGAAGTTAATAACGGCTTGTTTGCCAGAGTTCTTTTTCATGACCGGTTCTCCCGATAGCTGTCCCAGGTAAACGAAATCGTGCAGCCTCCGCCGTCGTTCATGCGGTCGATGACGCGCTCGCCGATAAACTGCGTCAGCTCATCCTTCGGCAGGTTGCTGATCAGGATCGTCGGTTTCAGGCGCTCGTAGCGGGTGTTGATGATTTCAAACATGATCATCTCCTCGGCTTTGCTGCCGAACTGAATGCCTACCTCGTCGATAATCAGCAGGTCCGGCTTGGTGAAGAAGCGGATCACGTCTTCCTCGGAGCGGGTCGCCGTCTTTGACCAGGTGGATTTAAACTCCCGGGCGATTTTCAGCGCGGTGGTGAACACAACCGGGCTCTGGTGTTCTGCGATAACGCTTTTCGCAATTGCATAAGCCAGGTGGTTTTTTCCCGTGCCGGGTTTGCCGCACATAACCAGGCCGCCGCCGTTCTTCCGTCGATCTGGCCAGCGGGTGGCATACGCTCGGCAGACTTTCAGCGCAAACTCCGCGTCTTCGCTCACCGGCAGGTAGTTATCCAGCGTGCAGGCTTCAAACCGGGCCGGGACCTTGAGCTCCAGCATCAGGCGTTCAACATTCGCAGTGCGAGTTCTGTCATCCGTTTTGGCCTTCTCGTTTCGCAGGAAAACGAGCTCATCTTTCAGGCATCCCGGGCAGCTTGTCGGCGCACCTGGCAGACGGACAAGGCCAGTTGATACGCGCTGGCGTTGCTCATAGTCGCCGTGCTTTTCGCAGACCACTAACTGCTTAATGACTTCGGTGTTTGGGATGTCCAGCGCTGGCTGTGACAGCTCCTGCAGCTGTTTTTCGACCAGGGTGATTCTTTCGTCCAGGTTCATTGCTGATCCCTCATCCAGTTCGGAATTTCGGTTTTGCCGTAGTCTTTGTCAGCGAACCGCTCAGTGACGCGGGACTCCTGCCGGCGCTGCGCCTTGGCAACTTTCGGCTCAAAAAGTCCCTGCCAGCCATTAGCGATGCTCTGGTTAATAATTTCGTCAGGGGAGTAACCGTTCAGCCGGCAACGGTCCAGCAGGTTGATAGCCTGGGTGACGGTCTGCTGAGACTTGATCGGCTTTTTCAGGTCGCGACGGTATGCCACCCATGACGACCAGATTTCTGCAGAAAGCCAGTCAGGCAACTGAACAGCTGACGCATCGAACGAAACCGCCCGGGGGGATTTAGGGGGGTTATTAATATTGTCTTTATTGTCTTTTGTATGTTTGTCTTTTGTGTTTACCTGATTCGGGTAATAGGCGTTACCTGATTCGGGTAAACTTTTCTTACCTGATTCGGGTAATGTTACCTTTTTCAGGTAAGGTTTCTTTTCTGTACCTTTTATGGGTAAAGATGACCATTCGCTGACCGCTTTATTAATCCCGATTACGCGACCGGTTTGGGTTAATATCCCACGCTTAACCAGAGCGCTTTTTGCAGCTGAACACTTATGCGGAAGAATGCCGGTCAGCACGGAGATCTGCTCGTTACTAACCCAGTCAGATTTCTTGTTGAAGCCGTATGTTTTGCGCATGACAGCCATGAACACCAAAAGCTGATGCTGCGACAAACCCGCATGCATGACAGCTTCAAGGAGCTCATTGGCGATGCGCGTAAACCCATCGTCGAGATCTGCCACGCGCAGCTCCTGTAGTGCCACGACAGGCACAGGGAAATTGATTACTTCGGCAGTATTTGCCATAATTACTCCTGTGAATTGATCCAGTTAATTCGCGTAGAAAGCCGTTGGTGTCCTACCACCGCGGCTTTCGCCTTTCTGTTCCCACTCATGCTTCAAAATCACCTTTCTCTCCCGGCCTGTTAGAAATCAGGATGGCCAGCAGTAGCGACATGTTCGGCAGCAGGCTTTCCCGCCAGCGACTCACCGTCGACTTATTCACTCCGGCCACTTTGGCGATATTCGTGGTTCCCAGTTCAGCTATCTGGCTGTGTAACCAGCTTTCTATCCTGCGAGCCTCCACTTTGTTGCGTGTCGTTGAACTCTCCATTTGCGATACTTCCTCTGGTGTTGTTTGGAATGGCCGCTGGTTAGGCGGCCGGTGAATGCGCACTTAGCAACTGTGCAAGGTCAGGCCGGATCTCTGCCGCCTTAATCTTGCCGTTAGTCGCAGACACGATTTTCATCACATAGCGGGCATCTATTCCGCCGCCATGCAGCCAGCGCCAAACTGTCGGCTGTGCTACGCCACACAGATCGGCCAATTTTTTCTGACTTCCAGCGATATCAATTGCCTTCTGGATGGTTTTGTTCGTCATGTTCCAATTCCTATAAGTATTGGTGCAAAGTGATAATAGCAATGCGTATTGGCTTTAGCAATAGCAAAACGTGTTTTGACCAGTAATACGCAAGCGTATAAATTTGAAATTATGAAAAAAGAAACTCTTGCAGATCGTCTAAACGAAGCCATGAATTTGGCTGGAATGTCCCAGGGGGCGCTTGCTAAGGCCTCAGGTATTGCTCAGCCGACCATTTGGCGCCTTGTAAGCGGAAACGCCAGGGGATCAACAAAAATTGTCGAGATAGCTAATGCTTTAGGCGTCAGGTCTGAATGGTTATCAACCGGCAATGGACCGATGCGCGATGATGGCCAGCTTCCTCGTGCTGCCCAGGTTAAAAGTCAGGATACTGATGCATTCAGGATTGATGTGCTGGACCTTATGGTTAGTGCCGGTCCGGGCATCGTGAACCAGGAGTTCGTGGAGATCCTCCGCTCCGTAGAATATGCACCGGCGGAAGCGCGCCACATGTTCGATGGACGCAAGGCTGAGAGCATCCGTATCATTAACGTCCGCGGAGACAGCATGTCTGGGACGATCGAGCCTGGCGATCTGCTGTTCGTGGACATCAGCGTTAAGAGCTTTGACGGCGACGGGATATATGCGTTCCTGTACGACGACACTGCTCACGTGAAGCGCCTTCAGAAGATGAAGGACAAGCTGCTGGTTATCTCAGACAACAAGAGCTATGCAGCATGGGACCCGATCGAGAAAGACGAGATGAATCGGGTGTTCGTGTTCGGCAAGGTGATAGGCAGCATGCCGCAGACGTACAGGAAGCATGGGTAAAGCCTTAGCACGCAGAGGAAGCATGTCTGATCTGATTATCCCAATACTCATTACTTTGCTGATTATCGGACTAGTTGGGATAGCGCTCAGGTTGGAGAAGGTATTCTTCAAGCGAAGGGAGGAGCGGAATGACTTTGAATAAATCAGTGCAGAAGGTTGATTTGATGTATTGAGGGAATGAATCATCTCCAACGCAATGATTATTAATATCTTTTTGTAAGTCTATGATGACCGGATAATTTTCTGGTCGCTTTTTTCATTACACACGGTAAACTTAGGATTAAATTATGAAGTCGGAACTGGCGGAAGTTGCGAACGATATGGTAGATACAAATAAGAAATATTTGATCTGGAACAATAAAGGCGGCGTTGGGAAAACGTTTTTGACCTATAATCTTGCTGTCGAGTATGCAATAGCGCATTCGGATGAAGATGTAGTCGTTATAGATGCCTGCCCTCAATCAAATGTTTCTGAGATTATTTTGGGCGGCAATGGAGTTGGAGAAGAAAATCTTAACAACCTCCGTGATAGAAATACTACTATAGCTGGTTACATTAAAGAGCGCTTTAGCAACTCTCCACTTGCACGCCTGGGGAATGAGTCTTCATATTTTGTTAAGGCTCATTCTGTAAATCCAAAAATGCCAAACAATCTTTATCTTTTACCAGGTGACGTAGACTTAGATATTTGTTCAAGGCTTATTGCGCATATTGGATCCTCACCGGTTAAAGAAGCTTGGAAAAAAAGTCGATCACTTTTGATAGACCTCATCGCTTCATTTGAGGCAGATAAAACTATTTCCGAGAGGCCTAAAACGTTTTTTATTGACTGCAACCCTAGTTTTGCAAGCTACACAGAACTTGGAGTTGTCGCATCAAATCGAGTAATTATTCCATGTACAGCCGATGCTGCCTCAATTCGTGGTATCAAAAACTTAGTTAAATTGATTTATGGAGTTTCTATTGATAGCACTGAACAAGACGAAATGTTCCTTGATTTCAACAAGGAAGCAAAACAAAGTAAAATAGAATTCCCCAAGCTACATCTATTCGTCCAAAACCGATCTCGAACCAACGAAAGCGACGCTGCAAAAGCATTCAAGTCGCACGCTGAAGAAATAAAAAGAATCACATCTGAATTATTAAAAACACACCCTCATTTATTTACTGATGAAAGCATTGATGATCGCGTTAAGCACGTTAAAGATGGCAACACTCTTGCCGCAATCATTAATCATGAAGGCTGCCCATTAAGCAATCTTCAACACAAAAGTTACACTATTTATGGTATGGCAACACAAGCAAATAAAGCTCAAATTGATGCTTTAGAAGCTGATGTAAATGGTGTTGTCTCCTGTATCTGATTAGTTAACTTGATATTGTAACCAACAATCATTATCTATTTACAATCCACAACCCGGCCCCCGCGCCGGGTTTTTACTGCCCTACTCTTCCCGCGGCATCAACACATCCAGTGCCAGCTCTACCGCCAGATCTACCTGCTCACCCTGCCACAACACCTGAATCATCTCTATCAGCGCCTCTCTTGAGGGCTCGCGCTTCTCAACCAGCAGCTGCATAACCGCTATCCCGATGACCTGCGCTATCTGCTGATGCATCTCTGTGAAAAACTCATCCTCATTTGACATGCCGCCACCCTTGCTGATGTTTTTTTGAGCACAACAGCACAATAGCAAAAAATAAATTCATTTAGCTATCAATGGTTTAATAGCCATTGCTATCAATTAATATCAATACGTATTGCTATGGTTAATACTCATTGCTATTATCATCTCATCCAAACAACACCGGCAACGCCGGGTAATCGTAACAACGCTCAGCTGGCCGGCTTTAAGGCAAAGGTGAAGAGATGATCCGCAAAGAAGACAAGCCTGCATGGCGTAATTTTTGGTTAAAGGTCGTTCCGTTTTTGGTTGCTGTTATCGCAGTTAGCTATCCGTGCTGGGGTGGCAAATGAGCAAACAAGGCATTCGTTCACTGATTTACTGCCTGCTGATCTGCGGCGTTATCTGGACAGCGTTGATTATCAAAATTCTGCACGTTACGGGGGTGTTCAATGGCTAACTCAATTCCTAACAACGGACGCGCCGTGATGATGCGCAATCGCCGCACCGGAGCCGCCTGGCTGGTCAGCTTCGACTATCGCGACGGCAGCTACTGGCATGAGCCGCAGGGCAATCTGCGCCACATCCGCCGGCCATACGCATCACGCAATATCGAGCCGAACCTGGTTCCAGCCGGGACGCATTAACCACGCATATCAGCGCACGAATTTAACTGAGCTATCAGGCAGCCATTACGGTGCCGGGATTCTTACAACCAAATTTCAGGAGCGAGCTATGAACGCATACCGCGCATATGACGCTATCGAAGAACGGAAATGGGCTGAACAGTCGCTCACCGAAGAGAAGCAAAAGTGGATTGACGATCGGGCGCAGGAAATTATCGACTCGCTGCCGAAAGAGCCGTCAGGGCTGTTCCGCTTCTCTGTGCCGATGGACAAAAGCCCATATGAAGGCCTCCGCAGCGATGCAGCTGGCGAGGCATATAACGATCTCATCTCGGCAGTAGCTTACGCCCAGGCGGAATACGACTGGGATCACCGCACCGGCTGCCCGTTTTAACTTTGGGGAATAGCAATGGCTAACGAACTTGTGATTACAGCCAGCTCTCTTGCTGAGCGAGGCATTGACAGCGCTACCTGGAGCGCCCTCAAAAACAGTATTTACCCTGGCGCCAAAGACGAATCGGTAATGATGGCGCTGGACTACTGCCGGGCCAGAAACCTAGATCCGCTTCTGAAGCCCGTTCATCTGGTGCCAATGAGCGTTAAGGACTCGAAGTCGGGTAAAAGCGAGTGGCGCGATGTGGTTATGCCTGGCATCGGGCTTTATCGGATTCAGGCCGATCGCTCCGGTGATTACGCTGGCGCTAAAGAACCAGAGTTCGGCCCGGACGTTACTCTGACGCTTACCGGTATTGAGGTGACCGTACCTCAATGGTGCAAGTACACGGTCAGCAAGCGCATGCCGAGCGGGGAAATCGTCGAATTCAGCGCGAAAGAATACTGGGTTGAGAACTATGCCACCGCCGGCCGCGACACTACCGCGCCAAATGCTATGTGGAAAAAGCGCCCTTATGGCCAGCTGGCGAAGTGTGCCGAGGCTCAGGCTCTGCGTAAGGCATGGCCTGAAATTGGCCAGCAGCCCACTGCCGAAGAGATGGAAGGTAAAACGCTGGAAGTGGATGCGCGTGACGTAACGCCGCGCAGCACTCCAGAGGCGCCCCCCTTGGTGGCCAGTGAGGAAACGCTGCAGGCAATTACTGACCTCCTGACGTCCCTGAATAAGGACTGGGAGCAGGACTTCCTGCCTCTGTGCAGCAACATCTTCAAGCGTGACATTTTCCAGGCATCACAGCTCACCGAAGAAGAAGCGCAGAAAGGCTTTAGCTTCCT